AGTTGGAAGAAGAAGACGAGACGATTACACGGATGGAACAATAAGAATACCAATCGAGTCACCGCCTCAATAATTAGGAGATAAAAAATTATGGCAATCGCATCAGAAATATGTAACTCATTTAAAGTAGAAATTCTACAAGGTGGTCACAACTTTAATGACGGCAGTGGAGCACCAACAGGTAATGCATTTAAACTAGCTTTATTTTCAAGTAACTCAGCTTCGCTAGGTAAAGGAACAACTGTTTACACAGCACCCTCATCAGCTAATGCAGTTCCAACTAACACACTTGAAGTCAGTCAAAGTACAACTGATGGCGGCGCTTCAAACAGTGGTTACACTGCAGGCGGAGCAGCATTAACAGCAAGTGCAGATCCAGTTTTATCGAGTGACACAGCATGTGTTAAATTTAATGACGTTAGTTTTACATCAGCTACATTTACAGCAAGAGGTTGTTTACTTTATAATTCAACAGCAGTAACTGGTTTTACAACAAACAGATCTGTATTTTCAATTAATTTTGGTGCAGACAAAACTGTAACTAGTGGAACTTTTACAGTTCAATTTCCAGCTCAAACTGCAGGCAACGCAATCGTTCAAATAGCATAAGGAGTAGTTCCTTATGTCGGTAACTAAAACCTTCACAGTAACAGTCGCCAACCCAGGTGCTGGTAATAGATATTACATAGACGGAGTTTTACAACAAACTGTTAATCTTATTGAGGGAAACACATATAGGTTTGATCAATCAGATAGTACTAATGGTGGACACCCTTTTAAATTTTCTACAACAAGTAATGGAACCCACAACGGTGGTTCTGAATACACTACGGGTGTAACTATTAATGGAACACCCGGACAAGCTGGATCGTATACTGAAATAGCTGTAGCTATCGGAGCTCCTCAACTTTATTATTATTGTCAATACCACTCAGGAATGGGTGGACAAGCAAACACAGTTGACTCATCGGTAATGAGAGTACTTACAGTAACAGTAGCTAATCCTGGCGCTGGTAATAGATATTACATAGACGAAGTTTTACAACAAACTGTAAATCTTGCTGAAGGTTATACATACAGATTTGATCAATCAGCCGGTTCTAATGGTGGTCATCCTTTTAAGTTTTCTACAACAAGTAATGGAACACATAGTGGTGGAAGTGAATATACCACTGGTGTAACTTATAATGGCACACCTGGAAACGCTGGAGCATACACTCAAATAGCTGTAGCAGCTTCTGCGCCACAACTTTATTATTATTGTCAATATCACTCAGGAATGGGTGGACAAGCAAACACAGAATCATCAGACACTTGGGGACTTTTACAATGGGGACAAAACACATGGAGTGAACAAGACACTGTTGAAGTTTCTCTTACAGGTTTATCTACTACAACTACACTAGGTGAATTACCTTATGCGGCAGCCGGTGACGGTTGGGGTAGAGATACATGGGATCAAAATGCATGGGGTCAAGATGGAATAACTGTTTCGCTTACAGGTCTAACAGCTACAACTACTTTAGGAGAATTTCCTTATGCACAAGCAAGTGATGGTTGGGGTAGAGATGCATGGGATGAAAATGCATGGGGTGAAGATGGAATTACAGTTTCTCTTTCAGGATTAGGATTAACGGCAACAGCTTCACTTCCAAGTGTCGGTTGGGGTAATCAAGTATTTGGTTCTGATAATGAAGGTTGGGGTGGAACATATCAATTACCTGTTGCCGATGTAATGGGTCTAACTGGTTTATCAATTGACGCAGATGTAGGAACACTAACTACAACTCAATTAAGTGTTGTTGCATTAACAGGTTTAAGTTTACAATCTACAGAAGGACTTGTAGAAACAGATGAACACTCAGTAGGTCTAACAGGATTAGAAGCTGAAACAACTTTAGGAACAGTAACAACAACTCAAGCAACTGTTGCCGCGTTAACAGGATTAGATCTTGATGCAGACTTAGGTGCTGTAAGTATTTCATCTAACCCTGTACTAATTCTACCAGCATTATCTGCACAGACTGCTTTAGGAAATGTATCAGTTGATAGTGTTGTCGTAGGTTTAACAGGACTAGAAGCTGAATCTGATTTAGGTTCACTAACATCAGTACAAGCAACTGTTGCTAATTTAAATAGTTTAGGTTTAACAGCCACAACTACATTAAATGATGCTATTAATCTTCAATACTTTAATAGATTAGTACCTAAGGATAGCACGGGTTACTCAAGGAAAACACCTAAAGATAGTACCGGTTACACAAGAAAAGTAGCAAACTAATGTTTGACTTAGTAATAAATAAACGTTAACCACGCAGCTTAATAGGAGAACAAAATTATGGCATCAACATTTACGGATCTAGGAATAGAACTAATGGCAACCGGCGAAAATGCTGGACAATGGGGAGATAAAACTAACGCAAATTTAAATTTAATTGAACAATTAACTGGTGGTGTTAATTCTCAAGCTGTAACTGATTCGGGAACACCAACAGCTTTAACAATAGCAGATGGTGCTTTAACAGGAACTGCCCAACATAGAGTTATAGAATTAACAGGCTCAATATCTGGAGCAAGAATTGTAACTTTTCCATTACTTACAGAAAATTTTTACATTATTAAAAATGGTACAACGGGCGCTTACACAGTACAAATAAAAGCAGTATCTGGTTCAGGTGCAACAGTTACTTTTTCAGCTACTGACAAAGGATATAAACTTATTTATTTTGATGGTGTTGCAACTAACACAGGTTGTTTTGAAGCAACTGTAGGGGCAACTGGAGATGTAACTCTTACAGGAACACAAACTTTAACAAACAAAACTTTAACTAGTCCTAAAATTGGAACTTCAATTTTAGATACTAGCGGAAATGAATTATTATTATTAACAGCTACAGGTTCAGCGGTTAATGAATTAACTTTAGCAAATGCTTCAACAGGTAATGGGCCAACTCTTTCAGCAACAGGTGAAACTAATGTTGGTATAAATATTAATCCTAAAGGAACAGGAGTTCTTAAATCAGGATCTGGTGCAGTTAAAATTGCAGGCCTAGAGACTATGTGGGTTCCAGCTTCAGCTATGTATGGACCAACTACTAACCCTGCTGATGCAGCACAAGTAGAAACAACAGCTGCAAGACCAGATTTAAAAGTATTTGACTTTGATGCAAGTACAGTTCAATACACACAATTTTCAGTAGCTTTTCCTAAATCATGGAATGAAGGTACCATAACTTATCAAGTTTACTGGTCACCTAGTACAACTAATACAGGTAACTGCATATTTGCAATGCAGGGTGTATCAGTTGGTGATGGTGATACTATTGATGTAGCATATGGAACTCAACAAAATATAACAGATGCTGGTATAGGAACAGTAGAAGATCAACAGGTTTCATCTGTTAGTAGTGCAATGACAATCGCAGGTTCTCCAGCAGTTGATCAACAAACTTATTTTCAATTTTTCAGAGAAGCAAGTTCAGGTGCAGATACTTTTACTGGTGAATCTAGAGTTCTTGGTATCAAAATATTCTTTACTACTGACGCTGCTAACGACGCATAAGGAATTTAGATATGAAAAAAATAGACACACCTTTAACTGTCGAAGGTAAAGGACAAAAAAATACACAATCAAGAAGAGGTAAAATGTTTGGTTATCAAGTTTTAGGATTTGGTGCTGGGGGTGGTTCAGGAGATACTTGGATTTCAGGTATGACTGCTACAGGTGGAAACGCAGTATACACAATAGGTGATTATAAAGTTCACAAATTTACAGGTCCAGGTACCTTTGCTGTTTCAGCTTTAGGTTGTGGGTCTGGTGGTGGAACAGGTGGAAACATAGTAGATTATATTATATCTGGTGGCGGTGGTTCAGGTTCTAGAACTGGCGGCGGTGGCGGCGGTGGCGGAATGAGATTTTCTCAATTTTTTACTTGTGCTCCATGTAGAGCTGTTGCAGCAGGCGGTACTGTAAGTGCAACAAGTTATCCAGTAGTTATTGGTGCTGGTGGTGGTTCAGTAAACTCAGACAATTCTATAGGTAATCCTGGTAATCCTTCTTCATTTCTTTCTTTAACAAGTACTGCTGGTGGTGCTGCTTCAAATTTTGGATATAGTAGCCCTGCTGGACCCGGTGGATCTGGTGGTGGTACAGCACACGGTGGTGGATGTGCGGGGGCAGGTAATACTCCTTCAACAACTCCCTCTCAAGGATTTCCAGGTGGTAAATCAACTGCTGCTTATAATGGTGCTGGTGGTGGCGGTGCTGCCGAAGCTGGAGGTAATCAAACAGATCCAGCTCAAGGAGTTGGTGGTAATGGTTTATTTTGGCCTACAGATGCTTTATGTGGTGCTTCTGCTGGAGAAGCTGGTCCTGCTGGTTTTTATTTTTCAGGTGGTGGCGCTGGTGTTAAATCTCCTCCTGGAGTAAGAGAAGGTGGTTTAGGCGGTGGCGGAAATGGTGGATGTCAA